CTGAAACGTGGGGGACTTGGTAACGCTCCACGCGAGCCCGGGTAGGGCCGGGAAGATCAACGCCATTAGGCGGTCCGCAGTAACGAGCCGTTACGCGTGGCTCTGTTGAGAGCAGCGACCAGCAAGGCCCCATTGCTGTGAAAGAAGCGCTTGACGTCTTGACTGTCGATCGCGGAGATGTTGACGATAACAGGGCCGCTGCCTCCAGCCCCGCTGCCATTGACGACCGACGGACCGGACATCATAGCCTGCAGACCCTGCGAGATGTTCGCCGGCAGAACCATCTCGTTGCTGTGGAGTTGCGCGAGAACGCCCCCCGGCCCGAGGCTCGGTACCGCCCAGCCTCCTTGCGCGCTCGGCACTATGCCGCCTCGTTGAAAGACAAACAAGCTGCTGATTCCTTCAAAAAGGCCGCCAATCCCGCCCGATCCGAACAGACCTGTGGACCCTAGTCCGTGAGCAACCCCGCCGCCCACGACCGCTTCGCCAGCGCCGGTAAGCTCTCCCGAGAAGTCCTGATCACCGCCGACCGCACTGCCGCCCAATAGCGCGCCGATTTGCCCAAAAACACCCTTGACCGCCGAGTTGACAAACTCCGCGACGATTGATTGCGCCAGGTTCGCCAGGGCTTTTTGTACAGTGGTCGTGCCGAGAATGATTCCGGTGACCGAGCGATCGATCGCGCGCTCGATCGGGGCAACTGTAGCGTCCCAAGCCCTCTTGTTTTCCTCTGCCATTCTGGCGTCGAGCGCCTGTATCCTGTCGACATACCTTCCATATGCCAGGACTTGCTGGTCGAGCTGCACCTGCTGATCTCGATCAGACCCGAGCGCAGCATTAGCTGTGAGGCCATCACTGACCGACCCTGCGAGGTTTGCAGTTTTTTGATGTAGTTCGTCGATCGACGACCCGACCCGCGTGGCAGCGTCGCTGATCTGCAATTGCGCCTGCTGCGCGGCCACCCCCATGTTCGCGAACTGAGCCTGCATTGCCTCCGTCGCCGCTCGGACCGCATTTGCCGCGGCCTCCATTCCCGATCGGAGATCATCGGTCTTGGCGCTGATGACGACGCTGGTTTCAATCTCGGCCATAATCGTCTCTCAATAAAGAGAGGACCACGGGTGTCCTCTCCAGCTGCTTCGACAACGCGTGCAGGCTTCAATGAGTTGCCGCCTGACGCCGCAGCTCGGCAAAGTCCAGTACTACTGGCGTCAGTCCGGCGTGAACATCCGCGGTGTGAAACCCGGGTCCAAGCTCAGCCAGGACCTCTTCGGGATTGGCGCCTGCCGCATCCCCTGAGCCGTCAAGGCCCGATCCCGTCGGCCGGCGTTGCTGCTTGCCAGCGCCTAGATACGCCGCGACCAGGATATGCAGCGGTGGATGCTCGGCCCAATACTTGGTCAGCTCTTCAACATCGAAGAGCGTCATTTCGTCGATTACGGGGTAGCTGTATCCGCAAGCGGTAGCGAGGAGGCCATAGATATGGCCCCAGCCCTCTGCGTCTCTTTGACCGAGCGCTGATCCGCGATCGTCGACGTCGCCCCCGGACCGGGCCCGGGGGCCGACGCTTCCCCCAGATGGCGGTCGCGCAGCCTTAAACCCGACCCGGTGAGAACCGCATTCAGCACGGTGCCGGCATTGCCCAAGTCGAGCAGGTTCTCGACTGTCTCAGCCGTGGCATCAGGATAGTTGCGCTGCAGCGCTGCAGTGATGATTTCGACCAGCACCCCGATCTGCACCGCACCCATAGAGGCGTCGATCTCAGTCAGCTGCCGCACCCTGGGCATCAGCCGGCGGAGCTGGCCGAGCGTAAGCGGCGGAACAAGCCAATCCCGGCCACCCATCGTTATCGTTACACCCGGGATCATCATTCCACTGTGCTCAAATACCCGATCGTCCCTGAGGCATCGGCGAAGGCCTGAAAATCGAGCTGGTGAATCGTCCAGTCGTCGATCTTTGTTGGTAGCGACAGCTTGTCCGCCGTGCAGGCATTCAGACGCAACGCTGTTCCACTTCCGCCATACGTCGTATAGAACGTTGCCTTGAAGGTCGGCGTCGTGCCCATGAGCTGATTGGTGATTGTGAGTTTGCTGCCCGAGTTCGCGATGCTGTAGGTGTACGAGATCATCACACCAGCGCTCGCGTCGGCAGACGAGAAAGTGTAGATCCCCGTAGAAAAGTTGACGGAGTATTGACCGGCGGCGGAAGGCGTCGCTACCCGATTGAAACGCCTGCCGCTGGCGGCGTAGACAACGCCGAGATCATCGTTATAGTTCGCCGCGTTGGCGACGGTGACGGTATAAGGCGTTACCGCGGGTACGCTGGCGGCCTCGAGTTGAGAGACCGCGAATTGGCCGGTGGCTGGGGTTAGGCCGAAGAAAATGTCGGAATACAGCAGGCCAAGGATCTGGGCGAACTTGGCCGTACCAGTGATCTTGCCTTGCCCGCGCGCGATGGCCAAGGGAAACTGAAGTTGGCCGTACAGTGGTTTGTCGGTCCAATTGAAGTCGATGTGGATGTCCTGCAGCACCCCGAACTGTCGCGGCCCAACCCCAGTGCCGGTCACATCGGTGCGTTCGCCCCACACTGCGCCCGAGCCGAAGCTCAATTGCATGTCATATACTCCCTGTTAAAAGCCTCGTCAGCAGCGCCGCAGTGGCCCGGCCCGTCGAAGCGCCGCCAAGAGGGCGTATTGGAGGCGTGGTCAGACGCACAAGATCTCAATTGGGAGGATTGCGATGGCCTGGTCCCCGAGGACGCCCTCATCGGTTTCGACCTTTCCGGCAATGTAAGCGTGTTGCACCATCGTCGGCAGACCCAAGTTCTGAACCCCAGTCGCCGGCGACGGCGCCAGCGCAGCTTCAATCGCATCGAGAAGCGGGTTGAGGAGCGTAGCCGGAGCCAAGTAAGGATCGCTCGAGTGGACGTAGATATAGAAGTCCGCGTAAAGGGTCCATACAATCGGAGTCCCCAGTCCCTTGGTAGCGGCGTGTGCGCCCTTTTCACTCATGAACAGCGCGGGCTGTTCGGTCGGTGCGAGGTCGGTCCAATGGCGTAGTCGACGGTCTGCGCTGGCAAAGCGCGCCGCACCGGTACCGAGCGCCCAGAGCGCCGTATAAATTGACTCACGAATGATCATCGGCCGCTCGGTGAAACCGGGATGCCTGCATGACCAGCGGCGTTGCACGCGATCATCACGATATGGCCTGCGCCAACGTTGCTTCGATTTCGTCGCGAACCGCCGAGGTCATATTGTCGAGCGCCGAACGGAGAAACGAGGGTTCAGCGAGACCCGGCACGCCATCCTCCGCGGGCGTACCGATCACCTTTCTAGCCCTAGGGCTGGTGAAGGCCTCTCGCTGACGCCGAAGGCTGGTTCTGACATTGAGCGTTCCCGCCAGACCGTCATTCCGAACGGCATTTTGGAAATCAAGGCATATGCTTGCAGAGATAGTCCCGCCGCTTTGCTCGACACGAAAATCTGGCTTCGACATCACTGGCTGGGTGCGCCTCGTCGGCACCCGACCACTGATATTATCTTGCCGCAAGGTGCGCTGGAGGCCGATCCCGAGCCGGGTGATGCCGCGAACGAGCCCTGAATTGATCGCTTCTGGGAGAGTGCACAGCCGCTCCAGCAACTGTTGGTCGCCCACGAGATAGGCGGTGATCATGCAACCCCCACCGGAGCTCCGGCAACGACTTGCGGCGACACCGAGATCAGAGACCCAGCGATAGGAGCGACTCTGCGGTATTGCTGAATCAGAGATTTTATCGAGTCACTCATATCTTTTTGCGAATATGAGACTGTCTGGCCGCCACCGATCGCCTTCGCAACCTCTCCGATCCGACCGCGCTCGCGGTAGCGCAGCGCCACGAGCTCGATGCAGGCCTGGGAGAGGTCTGCCGGCGGCGCTGCATAGCCCGCGGTATATTGCAGGGTCACGCACCCTGCCTTTCGTGGGACTGCATATCCCCGAATCACGAGCTGGGTCGGTGTAAAGAGATAGCCCCTCTGCCCGGCCATCGTGCCGACCGCAGCCGCGCCGGATTGCGCTGGCGTCGGAATCGCCGGCATCACAACACCGTCAACCACGACGCGACTCACGGCGGTCACCGGGAATGCTGCGAATTGGTACCGCACCTCGCTCGGGCCGAGGATGTTCCCCAGACCATCGCGCGTCTCGATCCAATCCTGCAAAGTAATCTGCCGATTTAGCCAAGTTTGAATGAATTGGCTCGCCGCGGTAATCAACCGAGTGAGCAATGCATCATCTGTCGCGGGAAATGCGTTCTGCCCTGTCTGCAGCCATGACTTGACATCGCCGAGTGTCGTCAGATCGCCAGGGACCATGAGATCGGCCTTTGGCCAGCTTGGCAGCGGCGAACGTTGCCGAGCGCTGCGCCGGGCGACCGCAAATCGCTTCGGCCGGAAGGTACGTCTCCGCCGGCTGAATGTTCGAAAGCTCTGACCGAGACGGCTGTGATCTGGTCACGGTGAACCCTCCCGAAAAATGGTGAGAAAGCCCGGAGCAGTGACGCGTCGTTCCATGATTGGCGCCGACCGCGCCCAAGCCAGGGCGGAGAGTTATCGGGTAAGCGCGCCGCCCCCGGCCGGACCCCGAGGGCTGACGCGATCGTCCCTTCTCGGTAGTTACCCGTTTGCGATATTGCAGATGACGCCCATTGCGAAGGGCGCATAGACCGCAAGCACTTCCTCGGCGTAGACGCCAACCTGGCGCTGGCGGGTGATGACCGGCCAGTCTATCTGGTAGTAATCTTGCCGGGTCTTGATCTCGGCGACATTCGGCACTTCGTTCGACTGGTACTGAATCGGCAGGTTCTCGGCCCAGCCGATGATCGTGCCGGGCGGGACCCGCGGATGGATCCGAACCGGGATGCGCAGCCCGCCGTTGATCGCAAATGGGTTGTAGTAAAACTGCACTACTCCGGATGCGGTCACTTGGTACTCGCCCCCACTCCCATCTGCGGGCGAGTCGAAGCGCAGCAGCGGTCCCGACGCGTTCGACAGGACCTTGGTGGTAAGGTTCTTGAGCTCCTGGGAGTTGACGTAGAGCACGGTCGGCGACAGCTGGAAATTGTCCCACATTTTCTGAAACATCGTGTCGATTTCGACAACCGACCCGCGACCCGATGCCGTCAACGGCGTCCCCATGCCTGCTGTGCCGGCAGGCATGATGTTGACATAAGCGTTTGACCCGGGTTTCAGCGCGGTGGTCAACAGCCCATCATAGGCATAGCTCGAGTTCGCCGAATTGTCGGCGGTGACCGCGGTCTGCGGCTGACTTCCGGTGCTGAGCGGGGCGGTGAT